AAGACGAGCTTCTCGCCGGATCGAACGCTTGCGTGAAAATCATCGGTGTCGAAGCCAATGCCTAACAACAACACACTAGCCTTACTGGCTCTCATTTCTCTGGCTTGTTTAGTGGTGAGGGTGCTGTGAATCCGTATCAACTGCATAGCCCTCGACCGGCACCCGTCGATCCTGTCGAGACGAAATTCAGCGCTCTGCGCCAGCGGCTAACGCGGGTGCTGGTGGGCCTTGACGATGACGACAGGGTTTACATCAACGGCGAAACATTCCGCGCAGATGACGTCCGCTTTCTCGTCACAACCATGAAGGCTCCAAAACAATGAACCTTCCCCTCGCCCGTTTCAACGGAACACACATAACCACATCTGATGATGTAGGCGGTCTGTCTTCTATCGATCTCTTTGCAGATTGGAGAACGGCAAAGAAGTTCGATTGGTTTTACAGCGAGGTTCGCAAAGAGTTCGAACAGATGTTGCGCGAAGCCCGTTCACAGATGGGCAAGGAACGCATCAAGGAATTTCTCGATAGCTTGGATTCGGCGCACCACGACAGCGACAACGGGTGGTCGGATCGGATCAATGAAACTTATCAGGAGCGTGCGCGATGAATAAGGAAAAGGATTTGGTCCAGATCATCCGTGACAATCCCGGCTGTGTTGCGATTGTCGATAACGATTGTTGGAACCTCTACAAATCGAGCCCATACACGCGGCCAGACGGCATGGGCGAGGTTGAGTGGTATCGCGAGAATGAACTTGCCAATGACGGTGACGTGAAATCGCTCGGTGACGGCGGCTATGGTAGCGGCAGTTCTTATGGCGGCGACCTTCTTCAAGCACTCGCGGTCATTGTCGGTATCAAGATTGAGAGCGTGTGATGACCACCGACACCCGCCCCTGGAACATAGAGAGTTCATATTACAAGGCGACGACGACACAGGTTCGTTCGCAGTTTGATGGACTCGCCTTCACGCCAAGCAAGCCGATCAAGGCATGGGGTCTTTCCGCCCTTTATTGGTTCGGCGTGCTGTCTCTTATCGGGGCAATCGTTCTTTGCTTGGGGAGGTGGTGATGGAACGCGGATGGAAATTCTTAATGATTGTCCTTGGTGTGTGCGTCTGCTGCGCCTGCGCGACCACCGCAATCATTTTGATGTTCTTGGCCGGAAAAGTGATGGGCCTAATCCCATGACCCCCCACCACATAGAAATCCTTGCCGATGAAGTATGGCGGTCTATCTCACGACTTCAAGAGGTTAAACAATGACTGCTCTGACAATTGAAAAAACCGGCACACGGGCCGTCTCGGAACCGCTCTCGGATGATGCATCATCCTTGATGGAGGTTATCGGCCGGGCCGCGCGCGATCCGAACACTGACGTTGACAAACTCGAACGCCTGATGGGCCTTTACGAGCGCGTCGAGGGCAGGAAGGCAGAACAAGCCTTCAACGATGCGATGAACGCGGCGCAGACCGATATTCGCCCAATCGCTGCCGATGCTTCCAATCCACAGACCAGAAGCACCTATGCAAGCTACCACGCCCTGGACCGCGCTGTCAGGCCAATCTACACGAAGCACGGCTTTTCATTGAGCTTCGACACAGGCGCGGCAGTGTACGACAGTCATATCAAGATCCTTTGCTACGTCTCGCACAAGGACGGCCATAGCCGCACATACCAGGCCGATGTTCCCGCCGACGGCAAGGGTGCCAAGGGCGGGGACGTTATGACAAAGACCCACGCGATGGGCTCTGCCATGTCCTACGGCCAACGCTACCTGCTCAAGCTGATTTTCAACATTGTGGTAGGCGACGATGACGATGGCAACCGTGCGGGCGGCGGGGACGGCCCCATAGATCAAATGCAGATGGACAAGCTGCGCGATCTCATCGAACGCACGGGCACGGATATCGAGAAGTTCTGCGCCTTTATGAAGGTGGAGGCTCTCAAGGATATCACCGTGAAATCCTTCCCACGGGCCATTGAGGCCCTGAACATGAAGGCCCGCAAAAAATGATCCAGATTTTCGATTGTGAGCAGGGCTCGCCCGAGTGGTTCCAAAGCAGGCTTGGTATTCCCACATCCTCCGAGTTCGCCTCTATCCTGGCGAGCGGCAAGGATGGCAAGGAAAGCAAAACCCGCAAAACCTACATGCTCAAGCTGGCGGGGGAAATCATTACCGGAGAAGTCACGGAAAGCTTCTCAAACATTCATACCGAGCGCGGGCACGTCTTGGAGCCAGAGGCGCGCGAGCTTTACGAGTTCGGCACGGATACCAAAACCCAGCAAGTCGGATTCATCCGAAACGGTGCCAAGGGATGCAGCCCGGATTCGCTCATAGGTGTGGATGGCTTGCTCGAAATCAAAACGAAACTACCGCATCTGCTAATTGAGGCAATGCTGCGTGACGACTTCCCACCAGAGCACAAAGCGCAGTGTCAGGGTGCGCTATGGGTCTCGGAAAGAGAGTGGGTCGATATCGCGATCTACTGGCCGAAGCTGCCCCTGGTAACGCGGCGCGCATACAGAGACGAGAAATATATCGCAACCCTTTCGGACGCGGTGGACAAATTCAATGAGGAATTGGCCGCTGTTGTTGAACGCATCCGCGAATTTCAGATAGCGGCATAGGAGATATCAATGTCAGGAACAGTCAATCGCGCAATCATTGTCGGCAACCTTGGAAAAGACCCGGAGGTTCGCCGGACAACCAACGGTGACCCAATTGTCAACCTTAGCGTGGCAACCTCGGAAAGCTGGAGAGACAAAACTTCCGGCGAACGGAAGGAAAAATCTGAGTGGCATCGCATTACGATCTACAACGAACACCTTGCCAAGGTTGCGGAGCAATACCTTCGGAAGGGAACGAAGGTCTATCTTGAGGGCCAAATTCAAACCCGAAAGTGGACGGACAAGGACGGCAACGAAAAATACTCGACCGAAATCGTTCTCAATCGCTTCAAGGGCGAATTGCAAATCCTGAGTGGATCGCCAGAGCGCGAGCCAGAACGCGCATCTGCAACATCAAGTCGAAGCGCATTCGACGACGAAATCCCTTTTAGTTGACCCCTACGGGAGAGCCGATCCGTAGGGCGTATTCGGCAAGGAAGCAAAATGAAGAAGTGTAGAAATTGTGCAGAGGAAAAGCCGGTAGAAGAGTTCTATCGGCATCCGCGAATGCTTGATGGACACCTAAATATTTGTCGCGATTGCGTCAGGCGGCGCGTGCGAAAGCACCGCCAAGAAAATGACCACGTTCGTGAGTATGACCGCGAGCGCTCGAAGAAAGCCGAGCGCAAGGAACAAAGGAGAAAGCGCGGTAAGCTCTACAATAAAGAGCATAGGGAGCGGCGTTACGCTCACGGGGTTGTCGCCCAAGCGTTGAAGTCGGGAACAATCGAAAAGGGGCCGTGCCATTTCTGCGGAACCACGGAAGCGGTTGAAGGACATCATAACGACTATTCTAAGCCACTTGATGTCGTTTGGCTTTGCCGTCGCTGCCACCGAAAGCTGCACGCCATCGTGCCTGAGCCATACAAGGACGCTGCGTAATGACCGACGCAGCGCCCCCGATACTCTTTACATGGAATGGCGACAGCTTCGCGCCTGCCAGCCCCTATTGGGCAAAGCAGGCGGATAAGCACTATGCCATCGGGGAACGCATCAATCTCGTACAGCATCACGACCGCACCACGGCCTCACACAACCACGAATTTGCTTGGCTGAAAGAGGCTTGGCAATCTTTACCCGAGGGCCTTGCCGACAGCTACCCGACGCCAGAGCACCTTCGTAAGCGTGCGCTCATCGAAGCCGGATACTTCGATGAACAGGTGATCGACGCCGGAACCAATGCAGCGGCGCTACGGGTCGCTTCTGGGATCAAATCGTTTCCCGGCGAGGAATTCAGCTTGGTCATTGTTCGCGGCCCCGCCGTGGTCGTGCGCCGCGCCAGGTCGCAATCCCGTCGCGCCATGAACAAGCTGGAGTTTCAGGACTCCAAATCCAAGGTCATGGAGGTTGTTGCGGGCCTGATCGGCGTTTCGCCGGCCGATTTGAGAAAGGCCGCAGCATGACCACCCGCCCCGCTATCACCGTCCGCATGAAGATAGACAGCATGTTACAGCGTATCTTCGT